ATGGCGGCGTCGTTCTGCGAAACGTGCGGCGAAATTCTCAGCGCGGAAACCGATCACCGCTGCGATTGGTGCGGCGGCTGTCCTGACGTGTGTAGCTGCGATCGCGAAGGCGAGGTCGACGTCTCTGTTCTGCAGCGGCGCGCGCGCGACGAACCCGAACCTGAACCAGACGACGAGGTCGAGACATGGCAAGAGACGCCGTTCTAACGGTGCACGTTGACACTCGCGATCTACAGCGCGTGCTCGACGCACACGCGGAGCGATTGCGCGCGCTCGTCACCGACAAGCACGAGCCGATCGGATCGGGCGCGCTCGTCGCCGCGCTGACGATCGCCGGCGCGTCGCGGCGTGTGTCGCGCCGCGCGCTGCTCGGCCTCGGTTGGTTGCGCCGGCCGACGGGGGGGGATCGAAAAGTCCACAACCTACAGCCGGCGCGGACCGCGCAGCCCGTTCGCGTGCGCGCGTGCAGCAAATGAAATTCGCTGATCGCTGATCGTGGCGGCCGTTTGCGCCGTTGACGACGCGGTTTTACAGGGAGAAGAGACACCGATGGGTTGGGGCGCACGCACACACGAAGGCGAATACCACGGTCGCCGATCGACGCCAGTACGGCTGGTCGGGAAACTGCACAACGCATTTCTGCCGGGCGGCCGCGGCAAGATCGCTGGCCGATCCTACGTCGTCGATCGCAACGGATCGATCCGTCGCGCGCTCGTGATCATCAAAGGCCGCGCGGCGTAAATGCCTGGCACCGCGAACTCAGGCGGCCGCAACCGAAAGTCGGCGGCGCAGCATAAACGCGACGGCACCTTTCAGAAGTGCCGCCACGGCGCGGATCCCGCGGCGGCCACGGCTGCGACGCCGGATCCGCCGAAAGGCGCGCCGGCGCTGCCGAAGGACCTCGCCGGCGAGGCGCGCGCCGAGTGGCACCGCATGATCGCGCGCCTCGAGGCGTCGCGCACGCTGTCGTCTGTCGACGACGCCGTCCTGTATCGCTACTGCCAATTGCACGCGCGCGCCGAGCGCCTCGAGGGCGAGATCGCGAAGCTCGCGTCGCCGTTCTACGACGATCACCTCGGGAATCCGAAAGTGCACCCGGCGTTCGCGCAGCTCCGATCGCACGATCAAGTACTCCGCGGTTATCTCGTCGAATTCGGCCTGACGCCGGCGGCGCGTACGCGCGTGAAGGCCACCGATCCCGCGGCCGGCGCCGCGGATCCGTTCGCCGACTTCGAAGGGATCGACGATGTTCGACAACCGGCGCACTGACGACGGCGCGGTCCTGCCGGGCCGGCTGATCATCGCGCTACGGGCGATCGCGTGACGACGCCGGCGATGATCAAGCGACGACGTCGTGCAACGGCGGTCGAGGTGCCGACGTCGACTGAGAACGTCGTCGACGTCTACGCGCGCGACGTCGTCGAGGGCCGCGTCCCTGCCGGCAAGTATCACCGGCTGTCATGCGAGCGCCATCTGCGCGATCGCGCCCGCGAAGGCACGCCGGGATTTTCGTATCGCTTCGACCTGGCGCGCGCCGAGCGGTTTTTTCGGTTCGCGGCCAAATTGAAGCACTACAAGGGCGAGTGGGCCGGCACGCCGATCGCGCTGCAGCCCTACCAACAATTCCGACTCGGATCGATCTTCGGTTGGCGGCACGTCGAGACGGGGCTGCGCCGGTTCAGGACCGCGTACAACGAGATCCCGCGTAAGAACGGCAAGTCGCTCGAGGCCGCGGTCGTCGCGCTGTACGTGACGTTTTTCGACGGGGAGCCGGGCGCCGAGGGTTACTGCCTGGCGACGAAGCTCGGCCAGGCGCTCTTCGTGTTCCGCGACGCGAAGAAGCTCACGCTGTCGAGCGGCCTGAAAGATCGGATCAAGGTGAACGCGCGCACGCTGTCGCGCGCGGATTCGGAGTCGAAGCTCGCGCCGCTGGGCGCGAACCCCGAAGACGGTTTGAACCCGTCGTTAATCATCATCGACGAATACCACAAACTGAAAACGCGCGACCTCGTCGACGTCATGGAGACGGCGACCGGGGCGCGCCGGCAGCCGCTCAATTTTCAGATCACGACGGCGGGTAACGATCCCGTCTCGCCGTGCGGCGATCAACACGACTACGCGTGCAAGGTTCTCGACGGCGTCTTCATTGACGAGACGTTTTTCGGGTTCATCGCGCACATCGACGTCGACGACGATTGGCTCGACGAGCGCAGCTGGCAGAAGGCGAACCCCAACTGGAACGTCTCGATTAAACCCGACGATATGCGGGCGCTCGCGCAGAAGGCGCGCAACATGCCGAGCGCCGCGGCGCAGTTCAAACAAAAACGATTGAACGTCTGGACGAATGCCGACGCTCCGTGGCTGTCGCTCGAGGGCTGGCGCGCGGGCCAGACGACATGGTCGCTCGAGGACATGCGCGGCCGCGCGTGTTGGATCGGCGTCGACCTGTCGTCGAAGATCGACCTCGCCGCGGTGGCGTTCGCGTTTCCGCCGGCAACCTTCCGTCGCAAGCCGGCGCCGGCCGACGACGTCGACGACGATCACGGGCTCGACGACGACGAGGCCGCCGACGTCGACGAGGGCACGCCGCCGTCGGCTGTGCCGCTCGAGCCGTGGCGCTTTCACGTCCGGTCGTACACGCCGGCCGACACGGTCGTCGAGCGCTCACGGCGCGATCGCGCGCCGTATGAGCAGTGGATCGACGGCGGGTACCTGTTCACGAAGCCGGGCAACCGGATCGATCAAGACGGGATCTTCGACGACCTGGTCGCGACCGCGAAGGCCTTCGACCTGAAGGTGCGCGCGGTCGGATTCGATCCGTGGAACGCCGGCACGATCGAGAAGGACCTCGAGAACGCCGGGTTCCTCGTCGTCGAGGTGCCGCAGACGTTCGCGCACCTGAGCGGACCGGCGAAGGAATACGAGGCCGACGTCCTCGACGGGAAGGTCGACGTCGGCGGCAATCCGCTGCTCGCCTGGAACGCCGCGAACGCCGTTTGCCAAAGAGACGGCAAAGACAACATCCAACCGATCAAAAAACGGAGTCGTGGCCGGATCGACGGCGTCGTCGCCTCGCTGATCGCGCGCAAGCTCGCGGCCGGCAGCGACGACTTCGACGCCGACGACTTCGAAGAATTCGAAGAGGGGATCGTCGTTATATGAGTGACACCGAAAACGAAGCGCCGCGGCCGCCGGCGGGGATCCTGGCGCGCGCGCTCGCGGGCCGCGTCGACCGCTCGATTATTCCCGACGTCGGCGTTGTCGCCGGCGTCGTCGTGGTCGCGCGCGGCCTCATGCTGCTGTCGTCGGCCTACGCGTGGATCTTCGTCGGCGCCGCGATCGTCGCCGTGAGTCTCTTCGCCGTACTGCCTGCCAAATCACCAACACCGAAAGGCGGGCAGCAATGATCTTCGATCGACTTTTCGAGCAGCGCATGGTCACCGGCGGACCCACGCCGGCCGGCACGCTAGCGAACCCGATCCCGGAATTGACCGAAGCGTTGATCGGCGGCGCACCGCCGGCCGCCGGCGTGTCGATCACCGAACGCACGGCCGAGGGGATCCCGGCCGTGTACGCGGCGGTCCGCGTGATCGCCGAAACCGTCGGCCAGGTGCCGCTGAAGATCTACCGCAAGAGCGACGCGAACAAGTACCCGGATCCGACGCACCCGTTGTACCCGCTGCTGCACGACGAGGCGAACCCGGAAACGACCGCGCAGGAATTCCGCGAGAACCTGACCGGACACGCGGCGCTCTGGGGCAACGGCTACGCGGAGATCGAGCGCCGCAAAAGCGGCACCGTGAAAGCGCTCTGGCCGCTGCACCCGGGGTACATGAGGGTCGACCGCACCAATGACAATCGGCTGCGCTACACCTACCAGGCGCCGGAAATGTCGACGCCGACGGTCTATCTCTGGGATCCGATCGCGTCGCCGATCTTTCATCTGCGCTACAACGGCGGCCGCTCGCCGATCCGTCTGCTGCGCGAGTCGCTCGCGACGTCGAAGGCGCTCGAGATCTTCGCGGCGACGCTCTTCGGCAACGGCGCGCGGCCGGGCGGCGTGATCCAAAGCAAGGACGTCGTCAAGATCAGCAAGGAACAGATCGAGTCGCTGCGCCGGCAGTGGAACGAGGTGCACCGCGGCGTCGGCAATTCCAACAAGATCGCCGTGCTGCCGCCGGGCCTGCAGTGGCAGGCGGTCGGCATGCCGCTTGAGGACGCGCAATTCGCCGAGCTGCTCAACCTGCAGATCGAACAGGCCGCGCGGATCTGGCGTGTGCCGCTCTTCATGATTCAGGCAATGGAGAAGACGTCGACCTGGGGCACCGGGATCGAGCAGATGGCGATCGGGTTCGTCAACTTCACGATGTCGCCGTGGTTCGTCCGCTGGCAGCAGACGATCGCGCGCGACCTGCTCACGTACAAAAGTTTCGAAACACACGAGGCGCTGTTCGTGCTGTTCGCCCTCATGCGCGGCGACTTTAAGTCGCTGAATGACGCGCTCCAGGTGCAGCGGCAGAACGGGATTATCAACGCCGACGAGTGGCGCGAGCTCGTCGACATGAACGAGCAGGCCGACGGGCAGGGCCAGACGTACTGGCGGCCGTCGAATTACGTGCCGGCCGACACGCCGGCGCCGAACCCGAACCCGGCGCCGCCGGCGCCGCCGGTCGACGAGGGCGCGCGCAGCGCGATTGCCGCGCTCGAGCAGCGGATCGCCGACCTGGTGGCGACCCGGCAGCCGATCGAAGTGCACACGCCGCCGGTGACGGTCACCGTCGCCGAGGGCGCGATTCGGTCGGACTATCACGCGGCGCCGACGACCGTCGAGGCGCCGGTCACGATCGCCGACGGCGCCGTGCACGTCGACGTCGACGCGCGCACCTCAATCGAGGCGTCGGCCGCCGTCGGCACCCGCAAACGCGTGACGAAGCGCGACGCACACGGTCGACCCGACGAGGTCGAGGAAACCCCGATCAGCACGGAGTAAATCACCTTATGGCGAACCTCGTTTACAACAAGGGCAAGGCGGGGATCCTCGACGGCTCAATCGACTGGATCAACGACACGATCAAATTGATGGCGGTCACCGCGGTGTACACGCCGAACGCCGATCACAGTTTCATCGACGAAGGCGGCGCGAGCGATCCGGTCGACGCGCGCGCGAGCGGCACGACGGATCAGGTGATCGGCACGAAGTCCGTCGTCAAGGACAACGCGAACGACTTCGGGTTCTGCAAGGGCGCCGGCGTCACGTACACGGCCGTCGCGGCCGGCAGCCCGATCGTCGGCTTCATTGCGTTCAAGGACACCGGCACGCCGACGACCTCGCCGTTGATCTGCTTCTACGATACGGCCGACATCACGCCGAACGGCGGCGACGTCGCATTCAACCCGGCGGCCGACGCGGCCGGCGGGTATTTGAAGGCGGCATAACCGTGCTGGTCTGTACCGGCACAACCGACAAGCTGCAGGTCGTCACCGGATCGGCGGTCACCGTCGACGTGCACGCGTCGTTCGTCGACAAAACGACCGCAACCGGCGCGATCCTCGCCGGCCGGCAGAACACCGCGATCTCGACGGCGACGACGACCGACGTCGTCGGCGCGCCAGGCGCCGGCCTCGAGCGGGCGGTGCAGGACCTCTGCATCCATAACAAGTCGTCGGCCTCGAGCGTCGTCGTCACCGTCCAGCACACCGACGGCACGACCGTCGTCAACATGGTCGACGCGACGCTCGCCGCCGGCGAAAAACTCGTCTACGAAGACGGCGCCGGCTGGCAAGCGCTCGACGCGAACGGCGCGATCAAAACCGCGACGACGGGCACCGGCCGATGGCTGAAGCGCACCGTGCTTACGGCGGCGTCGGGCACGTTCACGACGGATCCTGCGACGAAGACGATCACCGCGCGATTGGTTG